GCACACTGGCGGAATATCACGACTTTTGCAGAGCTAATAATCTTTTGACTGCTAAGCTAAAACACCCTAGCATGACTGCGGACACAATGAGCAAATTCATTTTTGGTATTGACCTGCAAGACGAACCGCATACGGCGCTAGAAGATGCCCAATTTTATGAGGCTCCGATTCTGACTAAAATTCTAGAATCGGTCACACGAAAGCAACTGATGGAGCTAGGACGATGAAATTTTTATCCCTGAGAATGAAGGCTTTACTTGTATTACCAATCTCGCCCATATGGATTATGGGCGCTTTGATCATAGAACACTGGGATGACGTAGCCGGATGTTACGCGGATATTTTCAAGGCGATACGCGGCACACACGCCCAACAACTAAGAGACCGGCACCAGCAAGAGCTAGAGAAGGTACAGCGAGAACTAAAGGAGCTGCAAAAATGAGCTATATTTGCTGCAAAAATTGTAATCACGGGCTAGACTGTTATTTTTACCCTAAGAAAAAGGAACAACTAAAAGACCGGCACCAGCAAGAGCTAGAGAAGGTGCAGCAAGAGCTAGAGAAGGTACAGCGAGAATTAAAGGAACTGAAGAAAAAGGAGCAAACCAAATGAACATAATCCCTGAGACTGAAAAAGAGCTGATACGCCTAAAAACTCAAATGGAAATAATCAGAACCATTTGCCCCATTCTAGCGCTTAGCCTGCAAATTTTGATTTTGGTGCGAATCTTCTAACACAGAAAAACCAGGAAAGCAAATTTATTTTTTCCTAACACAAAAAATCCCGAAATGCAAATTTTCGGGATTTTTTTTATTTCCGAAAAAAAATGAAAATAAATGCAAAAAAAGCTTGACTTTGCCGAAAAAATCGGCGCGGTCGCGCCAATACCACACGACTAGCATATGCTAATGCGCCTCGAATACGAATAAAAAACCCCAAACAGGTTGCTATAGTCTATATTTTGGCGCGGGGGCGCCAGTGAAAAAGCGAGTGAAATTTCGACATGTTACCCAAAAACGTGTGACCAATTGGTGGAAGTTAGTCACAGTCTATATTTTGGCGCGCTGGCGCGCTGGCGCCAGTGCAGGAGCGAAGTGTTTTTCCGATGCTGTTGCTTGCGCCGATTATAGTGCAGTTGCGATGCGATGTCAAGTCTTTTCTGTGACCCCGAGCAAATTCGACCAAGTAAATGCCAGTTCCTGCCAAGGCGCCGATTATACAGTGCGCGAACGATTTTGTCAAGTCATATATGCGGTTTGCCCAAATTAGGTGTAGTAAGTCCTAGTCTGATAAACTTGGGCGGGGTTAGCGCAACCAGAGGTGAAGAGATTCCAGATAATTTCAGATAATTTGCTCTGATTTGGGAAAATAACTCTTGACACGCCGAGGTCGTGACCGGCCCCCCGGAATTAAAGTGCGTTTGCTTACCTTCTTTTTCCGAAAGTTGTTGACAACCCCCTTGTACGGGCGTATAATACATCCATAAATTAAGAAAACAACCAAATTGAGGAAACGACATGATCGTAACATTTGATATAGCAAACGGTAGCTTTGATTACTACACTAAGGTAAATTGGGAGAACCAACTTACAGCGTGGCGTGAAGAGCTAGAAGCAGACGGCTATGAAGGTAGCGAAGCTCTCAATGATGAAGAAGTTGTAGACATGATGTATGGTGTAGAAATGTTTTTTGAAGAAGTCCCTGAAATAGTTCTTGACAGAATACCCAGATAGCCGTATAATACATCCATAAATTAAGAAAACAACAAAAATTAAGGAAACGAATTATGGCTATGACACCTCCAATCTTACTGTTTGACATCGAGCAGGGATTCACTTTTTACAACGAGGAAGAGTGGGATGTAGCTGTAACAGGATGGCGTACAGAGCTAAAAGCTGCTGGCCTTGATGTAGACGAGATTACTGAAGAAGATCTAGTAGAGGCAAGGTTTGGTGTCGAGGCATTTATCGAAGAGCTTCCACGAAACGAATACACCCGCTACAGTTCATTAGCATTTAAATACAAGAATTAAGGAAATACCATTATGAAAGCTCCAATAGCAATGTTTGACAAAGAACTTGATGAGTTTACTTTTTACAGCGAAGAGCAGTGGGCTGTAGCTTTAGCAGAGTGGCGTACAGAGCTAAGAGAGTATGGTCATTTCGTAGACTACTGGGACGAATACGATATAGTAAAGATGAAGTTCGGTGACGAGGTACTTATCCACGAGATTCCACAAAACATATTTTAATTCTTGACAGATTGCCCAAACGAACGTATAATACATTTATAAACTTAAAAACAAAAAGCATTTTTCGGGAGAAAAAATTATGACAGGAGCATTAAAGAACTACACAGAAGAAATGGTTGACGCTATGGTTGCAGACTACCAAGACAATCCAACTCCAGAAACAGTAGCAGCTCTTGCTACAGAGTTCAACAAAAGCTGCAGATCTATCGTTGCTAAGCTAGTGCGCGAAGGTGTCTACAAAGCTCCAAGCAAGGCTGTAAAAGCTAAGGTTGCAGTTGTTCGTAAGGCAGACCTCGTAGCCACTATCAACGAAGCACTTGGTGTAGAGCTTGAGACTCTCAGCAAAGCATCTAAAGCTGACTTGGAAGTGCTAGTAGCGGCGATTGCTAAGTAATGAAATACTGAGAACTAAAAGAGGAATTTGATAATGGTAAACAAATTACCCTACATATTTGATCTGCTGTGGGACGTAAAAACTTATGAACAAGTCGAACGAATAGCAAAGTTTGAAGCTACTTGCTCCGACGCTGATCCGTATGACTTAGTTGAATTATTTCAGAAAGAAAATTTAGAGATTCCAGAGTGCCTTAAAGGATTTGTTCAAAAAGATGATTCTCTCTACTGGGATAAAGCTTGGAAAGATATGTTGAAAGAGGCTATGGTACACAACATGACTTCTTATCTTAAAGCGTTCGAGTTTAAATCATTCTATGAGTTTCGTAAAGCTATGGTGGGCTACTCAGTATCAGCGTGGACAGCATCGGAGGCTGCTAAGTAATGAAATACTTTATTGTCAGAGACCTGTATTGGTTCTACAAAGAAAACGAGACAGCAGTGTTGGCGGTATCAGCACTGTTTATCTTCCCACTATTGATTGGAGTAGCTAGATGCCTAGATTTAGGATAGATATGCGAGTAACAGAAATACATGGCTATACTGTGGAAGCTGAGAGCATGGAAGATGCAGTAGCTAGGCTCTATGAGGAAGATCCAAAGCCTGATTATATTGCTACAGAGAGCTGGGAAGTAGAGCAGATCGACGAGATGATGACAGACAAAGATTACTATGATGGTAGAAAGGAATTTATTGAGAGCAATGAAAAAATAGTTCTTGACGAGATGGTTAAATCTTAGTATAATATCGTTTCAAAGAGAGAAAAACCAGTATAGATGCTTGATTGCGAAGCTATTTTATAACCCACCTGATACAGGAACGGGCGTCATTTTTGACCTTATCCCGCCGGTATGAAGGAACGAGCGTCTAACTCGTGTGTAACTTAGCTTTAATATCGCGGAATGCTGGTACTGCCTACCTCTACTGAGGCAGTATAAAGTGTATGGCGTAGAGGGGCTTTATATGGTTGTGCCGAACAACCTGGGTTGTCTTATGTAGGTATTATGTTACCCCATTACCATAAAAACCATAACTGAGGTGCTGGATTGTAGTACTATAGTCCAGTTGATTGTATAGCGAGGCGGTCTATCTTTCACTTTTTGTTCTGTTCGTCTAAATATAAGACATCTTGTATAACCGAGAAAATAGAGGTTCAAACCCTCTACAGAATACCTAATTCTGAATCAGTCATTCTGAATCCTTTATGCCTCCTTCTCGGGGGCATCTTTTTGTCTGAAGTATACATATATGTTGACTATTTTTAATAATTGTATACATATATGTTGACAATCTTTTTTCAGCACCTCCTTAAAAAATTCTTGACAATTTGTCCAAACCTCCGTATAATACTCGTATAAAATCTAATTAGGAGCATAACATGGGCAACGTAGTAGAATTTCCAACAGCAAAAGTAGTCAGTGAGATTATGAAAGAGGAACTGCTTTTGAGTATGCAATCACTCGAAGAAAACTATCAACTGCTCGACCAACTGCATCAAGGACTTCATGTAATGGAAGAGGCTACCTCTAAACATGAGGAGGCGTATAACGCAGCTGTCAGTGAGTATATCGACCTAGTAGGTATTGAGAATGTTCAAGTAGACATCTTAGAGTATAGTACAGCAGCTCTAGTAGAGATTGATGGAGACGGACATAAAGTAACAGACACTAGGAGTGATGACGAGTGACAGCATTACAGAAGTTTTGGGCTACTATAGTAACCTTCTTTGCTATATTCTTTGTGATAGATGATAGCAACTATGGTGAGATAATATGGATGTTTATCTGGGTTCCATTAGTAAGTGTGCTACTGAGTTATTATACTCTTAAACTTTTTGCGTGGATAGAGGATCAATAAAATGAGATTAAAAGATGATGTATTAGAAAGATTTGAGAAAGGCGAGACAATATATGATATTGCAGAAGATTACAACGTGACTGTGCAAGCAGTGTTAGAATTACTAGGATTAGATGAGAACCCGTGGCACTATGATTAACTATACAGAAGAACAAACAAAACTAATGGTGTACTGTTATGTAACTAAACCTACACCCGAAACAGTACAGGAATTAGCACTAGAGTTTGATAAGAGTCCTAAGTCCATAATTGGAAAACTATCAAGAGAAGGAGTATACAAACGTGCAGTTTATAAGAACAAAAGTGGTGATGCCCCTGTCACGAAAGTGGAGTTGGTTACTAACATCGCTGAGAATCTGGGGCTTGAAGTTGAGGATATACTTGGTATCGTTAAAAGTCCGAAAGCTGCTCTCCAAGCGCTGGAACGAGCCACGGGGACAGAGTAACAAGAGTAACAAGAGTAAGACATATGACTTTAGTGGAGACCGAAAGAAGTAAGTTAGATTGGAAGTTCTGGATATGTAGTGGAACTGGATTCATAGTAGTAGACTATGGTGGTATAACTTGGAATACTGTATGGGTTCATGAGAGGGACAGGGAATACTTTATGAATAACTATGGTAAGATTGTGAAGTAGCTGCGGGGATAATGCGATTAGCCTTGGTCTAGAGATAGATCAGGGCTTTTTATCGACTAAAGAAAGTGAGTACAAGTTGTAGTTCCACTAGTGGAAGCATATACAATTGTCATAAATTGAGGGAAAGGAATACGGGTCAGAACGACCATAAGCGAATCGGACACAATTTGGCCCTTAAAGCAACCGGAACAAATAATAGAGTTGTAGCAATTTGATGATTACAGGTCTCTTTAGACCCGTTGTTATTACTCGTTAGTAATGTTTGGTTATCGTTGTCATCAACAATTGATCATAGATCTCTTAGTTAAAACACAGTATATGTTAAGATTCAGATAAGTCAGTTAAATATAGAGATAACACAATACCACCCCCTTCCACTCTGTTCCAGGGTGTCTTGTAACGTCATCTCAATTCAAACGATTATCTTTTGGAAGAGAAGAAGTGATGATTGATCTTGTTGTTGATCATAGTCATTAAATTATGGTTTATTATATCACACAATTTAAGATCTGTAAAGGTCTATTTTTTGCCCACCTCCCTTGTTTTATAATGCTTTCAAAAAGTAGGGAATGATAGTTGGGAAATAAAATTTATTTTTCTAGCCTCATGTCCTCTGTCCTCGGACTCAGGACACTTTATCTTCGACGTAAAAAAGCCCCCAAGGTTGCGCTTTGTGTAGAGGCGTGAGGGCTATGTTATTACGGTAGTGGGTCGTACTTACTTTTAATCTCTTGTTCACACTCAATGGTATAGTTCTTCCCTAATCTATCAGTGCTTGCTAGGTCAAAACCTATCCAGGGGTACCATTCAACCTTGGGTGGGTGTAAATCACTGTCTAGCCAATATCTTTCCTTTCGAGGTGCACCTTCTTCACCAAGAAACCTATCAATAAACTGCGTAGCTTCTTCGTCAAAGTTCATTTCATATTGATAAGGTTGACCAGCATCAATGTATTCTTTTACTGCACTATGCCAAGTTTGAAAAGGCTCGTGCTTAACTCCATAGTTAATAAGTGTAACCCTTAGCTCGTCCTGAGTAGTAGCAAGTGTCTTAGCTGCAAGCCTTAGACTGCCTGCTCTCAGTACAGTTTGAAGAGCTTGTTGCTTTCTTACTTCTTTTATAGTAGCCACGTCAGCAATGCGCTGATCAATATCTCTAGTCATAGATGACTGCCTTGATATCATTTAGGTCGATAAAAGTAAGGGTTTCATCGTCTACCTGAACCTTGTCAGTACCTGCATACTTGCCAAAGATAATAGTATCTCCAACTTCGATGCCCTCAATACCAGTACCTATAGCTCTTACTTCGCCTTGAGCAGGTACGTCTTGTACGCTGTGAGTAAGAATAATACCACCAGCGCTAGTGTCCTCGACTTCTACTCTCTTAACAAGTACTCGATCTCCAATTGGTTTAACTCTCATCATTTTCTTCCCATTCGTTTTTAATAAAATCAGCAAACTGGCTGATATAATCTTTCTTCGGCAGTACGGGGTCTCCTACACTGTCTCGCTCAATACAGTTCTCAATCCATAGGTGTTGAACGAAGGTATCATAGAGGTTCATTTCAGGATCTCCAACGCCTGAGCTTTGAATTGATCAACACTCCAGCCTTGATTGTAGTTGCCTGCTACTGCTTCTTTGATGTTCTTATCATTAGCTTCCTTAGAGAGAATAATGCTATCTCCAAGATGACGCTGAGCAATCTCAAGGCCTTCACCTTCTAGAACTATATCGTGTGCCCAGGTAGGGTCATCACTGTCTTCCATAGCTACTAGGTATGTATTGTGGAAAGTGCTTACTGTATCTACCATGTAGTATTTGATCATGTTCTTTCCTTCTCCGCTAGTTTTTTAATCGCTACAAGAAAGTCATGCTGACCAACAAAGACGTAGCTACGGGTGATCCACATCTCGTCTGACGCTCGACGACCAGAGACACGAAGAACGAATCCGTTCTCTGCCATCTCAAAGTCTGCCTTCTCATCAATTACTCCAAATTCTTCAAACATTGCTTCAAACATTTTTTAAATCTCCTGTGGTAGTATAAATTGTACTAAGTTTGGTGGCTCGTAGTTCGGGCCTTTCATTACCTTGCCGTCTGCGCGGTAAATAGGTCTGCCATCTTCGCCAAGTTTAGTCATATTGCTGCGGTGAACTTCTTGATAGCAATCATCGAGATCAATACCAAAACTGTGTCCAGCCCCGTAAGTAACATAAAGAATATCAGTAAGTGCGTCAGCAATCTCTACAATATCTCCAGCATCGAGAGCAGTCTGAAGCTCTTCTACTTCTTCTTGAATCAAAGCAAGTCGCAGGGATGCGAGGTTAAAACCAGGAACAGTGGGGCGGTGCAGTACTTCTTGACCGAATGCTTCCATAAAGTCACCGGCTTTCTCAAAATTGCTTATTGTAATCATTCTGTTATTCTCTTTAGTAAGTCTTTGCCTTCTTGGGCAGGGTAGTCGTATAGGTGTATGTTGTCGAGGAAGTAAAGAATCTCGTACCAGAGTTCGAGGCTTACTGGCATAGCGTCCTCTGTCATAGCATCCCGCATCAAATTCATTGAGTTGGTAAGCATTTCTGCTGCAGATTCAAGCACTTGCTCTTTCAGCAGCTCTTCTTTGTTTTCGGTCACTTTGCTAAAGATATTATCATAGTTAGCTTCAAACTTCCCTTTGTTTGTTGGGCGTTGTTTACTGCCCTTTCCACCATGTGTTCTCATCGTATTAAGTCGCTCCACTTACGTAATTTTTCATATTTAGCTGCGGCGAATTCAGCGGCACGATCAAACTCTACTAAACCATACTGGTCGAGGAGATCTGTCATGCAGAGTACGTCACCTGTTTCATGTGCAAGATCTGACATATTCCCGTGATCTTTACCAAATCTTAGTATCTTTGAACAGGCTTGAACTAACTCACCTGCTTCTTCCATTGTAATGACGAGAAGCTCGATCTCGCCTTGTGTTAGTTTATTAGATAGCATCCTTACCATCCTTATAGAGGTCGTAGACACAAAAACCTAACAGGCCAACACCTATGGCAGTGAGTATCCCAACACTAAACGTGATGCCTACTACAAGATTGAGGATACCAACGCCTGCAGTGTTCAGAATATTACGATTATAGTTGCTCATTAGATAGTATCCCAGATAGAGTGAGTACAGATAGAGTCAGTACCGTCACCTGCAACTACAACTTTGCCCTCACCGTGGTCTACAATCTCAATAGATTCGGTTGCATCAAAGTGAAAGCCTACAGCCTTGAGAAAGTGCTCGAACTGCTCAAGCATCTCATTGCGTGACATATCTTTAGTAATAATAGAATGCTCAATAAGTACGTCTGGCGAGCTGCGGAATGGACATTCGTAAGGGTATGAAGTGAATTTATAAGATGGGTTTGACATTTTTATTTTGCTCTCTTTGTTTAGTTTATGCGGATATTATACTAGCCTTTGGGTTACTTGTCAAGAACTTTTTTTATGTCCTTCTTAAAAATAGTCCAGTCTCCGCTGTCGTTCTTATACCAAATAATTTCTGAACCAGGAATAAGTTCTAGGGTGTCACAAGCCCACTCAGGAAGCTCAATGGCTAGGTTTCCTTCTTCGTCTTTAAATACTGTTGTTAGTCCCATAGACCCTCATAGTACTTGCCAAATAGAAGGAAGCCGTTACTGATTCTGTCCTGGTATTCTTTTCGTGCATCCCAGTCACAACACCAAGTATGTTTGTCGCCCCAGACTACCTTGGAATAACCATTCCCCATGTCTTCTGTCTGTAGATCTGTTGTACCACTAATGAACTGATCTTCCCAGTCTTCAAGTTTGCTACTGAATGCAAAGATCATTTCGTCGAGCGCCCAGTACCACGCTTCATGATGGAACTCGTCAATGTCACCACTGCTCGGATCAGGAAGTGCAGTACCAATGAGATGATCAGGACGATCCTCAAATGCAACAATCGGTGAGCCATGAGTATTGTCACGAAGCTGAACTAGCATCGGCACAACGATGTGTGCAAGCGTTTCGTCCATTGACCACGTATCATGCTTATCAATCTTCACATATTGTTTATTTTTTGTAATAATTGCTTTCATAGTTTTTCTACCTCAAATGGTTTAAATGCAATACAATCAAGTATATGCGCTTCGGGGTCTTCAGTGCAGTACAACATTAGCTGTCTCTCGTTAGGCATATAATCGTATGGCCATTCATCAATATCGAGAACCTCGAACACTTTATCAAACAAAGGAGAGTATACCTTATCTCCAACCTCTATATTCATAGCAGGTTTGCTTCGCTGCTAAGCCATGTTTTGCTAGGTTCAAAAGTAAGAAACACGCCCTCGTCTCGACAGCTGATCTTCAGTACTTCTCTGCCGTTGATAACACTTCCAACTGTAATGTATGGGCCACCGCTTGGGTCGCACATACCGAGATCTTCCATGTCAATCTTGTCTTGTCCCTGTTTGCCCCCAAATCTCCAGTAGTCGAGATCGCCCATAATTTCAAAGACATCGTTCTCTCTCTCTTCAAACCAATACTTGTTTCCATATCTATTTACATATTTCTTCATCTTTTTCTCCAATAATTAGGTGAGTAGTTTCGAGACATACTCAGGTCAGTCCTAAGGTAGTTAGGACATTAAAAGACGAGTAACGATGAGATTGCGATTCTCAAATCGAATTACTGACACCGGGGTGTACTCTCGTCAAGCTATTTTGTTATGCCTGTAAACCAGTCTATTCTATGGCCAGTGGTCTTTTCAAAGCTCTGTACCAGTTCATCGTATGACTTCAACTCAGTAGTCACATAATTATCACAGTATTCGGTGAGTAGCTGCCAAGATTTGGAATTCATAACACCAAGACTGTACTCGGTTTTACCTCCCCAATACTCTTGATCGTCAAGACCGTAAATATCTATGCGACCACATGAGTATGACTCTAGAAATTCTTTATACTCAACAGCAGGTAATATCTTACCGCTTGTCTTCTTTAGCACGTAAGGTACGTTATGTTTTTCATACCAGGCTGTAGATACCGGCCCCATCCAGTTTGTACTATAGTGTATCATATTAAGTCCCACCCGTGGTTTGCTATGGCATTGAGTATAATGAATATGCAAGTGACCATATGAACCAGCCACCAAATAGTACGGACAACCGCAACACTGTCTGCTTGTTTATTAGTTTCTCCAACTTTCTCTCCTAGGGACTTTGCCCATATTCTCCAAAGTTTTTTCATGCACTGTGTAAAGGCTTTTGACCTTCCTCCAAATACCAAGGAATCTCAGTTCTACAATCAGTGCAGAGCTTCATATTCATACTGTGGAGTAGTATTAGATGCACGTTACCACAGTTTGGACACTCTTTAGTTGTCTCTTTCATATTTTATCCCATCCATACCATTCTAGAAAATAGAGATAGTGTACTCGGCTTTCAAATCTTACAGTATCTTCATAAACATCTGTGAATCTACTGTGTTGCCATTGTTGCTTTGATAAGTTTTTCTTACACCAGTCAAGCGCTTCTGTGCGTCTATCTGAATGTATCCGTAGGCTATATTGTGAGCCTACTACCCATCTACGTTTATAGTCTGCTATCTCTTGTGGAGTCATTTAATCTTTCCGTTCTCTGTCTTTCTGCTTTTCCATCTCTAGAAATATACTAAAAGATGCGTAAAATATTGCTATTACAGCTGTGGTTCCTAGTATTCCTACTAAAAGGTCTAACATTCTTTACTCCAAAATAAATCAACCAGTACATCCTCAAGGGCGTATGCTTCAATTTCCCACGGGGTCTCAGCGTACTCAACAGCCTCGTAGTCATTCCCTTTGTAGTAATAGTTGTCTGAGTTAATCTCGCCACGAATAAACTGACGAGCGTGAACTAGCTCATGTGCTAGGTTAGATGCAAGTATTGCGTCCGTGTAAGGTAGTTCTTCGCCGCACTCAAGTTTAAAGTGAGTCGATAGTAATATCCCCACCTCGTCTGTAGAGCCGTTACATAGCCCAGCATACCCTTCGCCAATACACCTCTGCCACTCTATCTCTATGTCTGCAGTAGGCTCATCCTTGTCAAAGAGTGCGGTTAAACAGTCTGCAATGAATGTGTCAAATTTAGTGTCTTCGTTATAATATGTAATCAATGCTTGCTTCTCCAATTTATAAGAGTATTATACGGCGTTTTAAGGCAAATGTCAAGAACTAAAAACGGATATCACGGCTCCATGCTACGTCTTTTTCTTTCTCGCATTTTTGCGGAGGCTTTTCTTCTGTTTCGTTTCTGACAGGGTTTTTCGTAGAACTGCTTCTCTTTGTGCTTGAAAAGAACTCCACTCTCTGTAACTTTTTTACGAAAGAGGCGCAGTGCCCCTTCAACATTACCATTTTTAACTTTAACTTGCATTTATTCATTCCAATCATCATCATCTTCGATGCCTTGTATCATCAACCATAGGAACATGACTGTACATACTATGTAAATTTCAAGGGTTGTCATTTAAAACGTACTCCTCGTTTGCGTAGGTAGGAAACCTGGTTACGAATAGATCGCTCAGATCTGTCAGGTATCATATCCATTACTTCATCTATACTAGCATTGAAGTAATATGCCCGCAGTGTATTGCGTTCAAGTTCTGTCCAAGGTTTCTTTTTATATTTTTTCATGGGCGTATTATAAACCAAAGTAGGTAGTTTGTCAACAATTATTTCTTACACCCCTCGTCACATGCTAAAAATTATCCTTGACAAACTGGTGCAAATACTGTATAATCCCTCCTATAAAATGTTGAAATTGATTAAGGAAAATTTATTTAGTTGTTGACAGGGTGCTGTTTTCAACGTATAATATCTTTTTGAAATCGAGCTAATAAGGAAAAAATATGATTGAGTATGCCATTTTTATGTTTTGTTTGATTGGTGCTGGCCTAACGAGCCATCGCCTTGGTAAGCAAGAAGGCATGGAAGATGTTATTGCCCATTTAGTCGAGACAGGACAAATAGAATTAGAAGACGAACTATAATCAACGGAGATACAACAATGCCTATTAAATACAAAGAATCAGAAGTAGTAGTAAACCGCACCACTAAGAAGAAAACAACTAAGAACTACTACATCCACACAATTGCTACAGACGAGTTACAAAAGACTTTAGCAAATGAACACACGCGTGGTCCTCGTAAGCAGAAAATTCGTAATGAGTTAGTACGTCGAAAAGAGCCATTAGTAGAGGCAACGAGCGAAGCCTAGTAGGATTGGGAGAACCCGGTCGAAGAACTCACTACAATAGAAGGTGTTTTAATACGCCAAGATACGGAGATAAAAGTGAAAGATCGTAATGAGGCCGCTTGCTATTTTTGCAATGTGGTTACAGCTGTAAGTTGTTTAGCCTTACCATTTATAACAATATACGCCAGCATGCAATAAAAGAGGATTAGCCCATGATGAATATAGACAGAGTACGAAAACAGCTAGAGATTGACGAAGGCGTAGTATATGAAATCTACGAAGATCACCTTGGCTACGAAACGTTCGGTATTGGACACCTAGTATTAACAGGAGACCCTGAGTTTAACCTGCCAGTAGGTACACCCGTATCAGAAGAGCGTGTAAAAGAAGCCTTTGATCAAGACTTCACTATAGCCTTGTTTGAGTGCATGCAGCTATATAAAGAGTGGGAGTACTTTCCAGAGGAAGTCCAAGAGATATTAGTGAATATGCTATTTAATCTTGGACGGCCTCGACTTAGTAAGTTTAAGAATATGAAAAAAGCATTGGATTCACGATGCTGGGCACTTGCCGCTACAGAAGGGAGAGACTCTCTTTGGTATCGCCAAGTAGGCAATCGCGCTGAGCGGTTGATGGGAAGACTAGAGAATGTTACAGATTCTTAGTGCAGTAACGGGACTAGGACAGACCTGGCTTGAAGGAAAGAATGCCAAATCAAAAGCAAAGGCAGAAGCAGAAGCCACAGTAATGGTTCAGGCTTCTAAAAGCGTCGCAGACTGGGAAGCTATCATGGCTCGCAACTCTGGCGCTTCTTGGAAGGACGAGTGGCTAACACTGCTTTTTAGTATCCCTATGATACTATGTTTCTTTCCTCAAACAGTAGGCTACGTCTCTGCGGGGTTTAGTGCCCTCGATTCAATGCCTGGCTGGTATCAGTATACACTTAGTGTAATTGTGGGCGCATCGTTTGGTGTTCGCTCAGTAGTAGGATTTATGAACAAGAAAAAATAACTCTTGACACTCTTCCTAAACTTCGGTATAATAGTTATTCAAATTTTAGGAGAGTACCATCAATTTATTTTACCTTGACGCAGACCTTGACAAATGTGCAGAATATCACGTTGATAAACACGTCAACAAGATGATACTCGAAGCAGCACAACTTATCTGTACTAATCTCTGGATAGATCATCTATTCGGATATGTGCCTAGACTTATTACTAAGGAAGAGAACGCTATTCTTCAGACGACTCGCAAAGAACAGAAAGAGTTGCCTATGGAAGAGCGTATCTTTCCTTACCTTCCTACAATGCAGAACCACCCTAGTTGTGTTTGGGTGCGTTCTTCTCTCGAGAATTTTTACTGGACTCACTGCTATGCGAACGCGCTTGGCAGTGAGGCTCATTATCGCTATGGCAGCACACACAAAAGCCTAACAATGATTAACAATCTTCCAGACCCAAAGCATATTGAAGACCACGGCTTTACTCAGTTTGCTCTTGCTATGACTGAGGAGTTGAAAGATGATGACAACCCAATACAGGCTTACCGCAACTTCTATATGCTTGACAAAGCCACCTTTGCAGGATGGAAGCATAGAGACAAACCAGAGTGGTGGGACGAAGAACTAGCAGACTATGACAACAGGATATCAGGACAATGAGAATACCAAAGTATAGAATCGTTTGTAGGGTTAATGAAGGTTCGTATTACCAGGATACGTACACAGTGCAAAAGAAAAGCTGGTTAGGTTTCTGGTATAACTTTGAAAACTACTGTTCTTGTGTAACAGGCGTTTATTATGAAATGGATAGAGCTAAGGAAGCAATTGATAGAGATCGATCGAAAACAACTAAAACCTATGAGAGTTACTAAAATAATGAGACCAAACCAACCACAAGTAGAACTTGTATCAACATCTTCGCCAGACTTAATTGCAGACATTGCATACATGGCTAGAGTATCAAACCCTAAGAACCAGAATAACGAACTGACGTCACATAAGTTGGTAAAGTATCTCATCAAGCATAAACACTGGTCTCCCTTTGAGATGTCAGGTATTACGCTAGAGATCAACACTACTCGTGATATTGCTCACCAGATCGTGCGTCATCGTAGCTTTGCTTTTCAAGAGTTTAGCCAGCGTTATGCGGATCCAAAAGAGATGGGCTACCCTTTTGAGTTGCGTGAGTGCCGTTTACAAGACACTAAGAACCGACAGAACAGTATTAAAAGTGATGACGAGCTGCTCCACGAGCACTGGGTATCACAACAGAAGCGTGTTATTGATGCAGCTTCGGAAGCGTATTCTTGGGCTATTGAGAACGGGATTGCAAAAGAGCAGGCACGAACTGTTCTTCCAGAAGGTCTAACAAAGACTCGTTTATATATGCACGGTACTGTACGCTCCTGGATACATTACATTGATGTGCGAACTACTCCAGGAACGCAGAGAGAACATATGGATATTGCTAGAGCCTGTGCTCATGCTATCAATCCGATGTTCCCTATGATCAAGGATTTTGTTCATGAAGAAGATGATCAACATAGCACCTAGTGGAGAACTACCTGTGTGGAAAGATGAATCAGAGATTAAGTCGCTACGGGGTATCCTCCGACAAGAGGGTGGTAGCCACTACAAGTTAAACATTCAACCTATCGAGTATATCCATGCGAACGAGCTGGGTTTTATTGAGGGCAACATCATTAAGTATGCCACTCGACATAAGAAGAAGAATGGCGCAGAAGATATTAAGAAAATTATACATTATTGTGAACTATTATTGGAGTTAGAGTATGGCGAAGAGAGTAAAGAAGAAGGACTACGAGAACCTATCGAGCAGCAACATCGAGAAAGTTATAGCGCTTCTAAACCCGAATACTTCAGCCCCAGTTACGGAAAAAGCGATAACTAAGAAGCAGGCTTGTGATATACTCAATATTGCGTATAATACAACCAGGCTAAGTGCCATCATCGAAGGGCACATAGAGCAGAAAGCATATGTTAAAAAGCGTAAGTCACAAAATCGAGGCCGTCCTGCCACTGATGCAGAGATTGGGGAAGCGGTTACAGACTATCTACAAGGTGCAAATCTTACCGATATCTCAAAGCGTCTTTTTCGTTCCGTCGGGTTTGTACGAAACATTCTTGAACTCGTTGGAGTGCCACAACGACCCACAGGTGAAGAGCGAAAAGCAATAGATTATTTCCCTGACGAGTGCGTGTCTGAGGATTTTTCTGAAGGTGAGATCGCATGGTCGGCCATCTACCATAGTGCAGTAAAGATAGGTAAACGCCTAACACAAGAATACCAAGAAAGTAAGCCCGGTCTTGCAACTGTAGACTACGATGCCAAGTACTCAACTCCCGTGTATCAAATCTACGTTGTTCAAAAGGTTGATAGCGAGGATACCTTCTTTACGAGTGTGACCCAAGGCGGCTTCAGTGCCTACTCTAAGGCATATGATCTAGGCAAACTAGAGCATTTGAAAAAGTACGGCATAGATTTAACTAGGTTGTAAAAAATAGTTCTTGACAACATGGTTATTTTTCCCGTATAATATCTTTTCTGAAATCGAGGAATATATGGGACAAAGATTCTACGAACAACAGCTTGCAAAACTGGGTAATTGCCCAGGAAATAAAACCCCTAACAAAAGGAAACGTAACATGGCTTGGACAGATGAGCTAAAAGCAGAAGCAGTATCACTATACGAACAGGCAGAGCCTACCCCAGAGAACAGCATGGAGATTGTAAAAGACATCGCTGACGAGCTGGACCAATCACCTAACGGTGTTCGCATGATTTTAACAAAGGCTGGCGTCTATGTTAAGAAAACCCCAGCTGCTAAAGCAGCTTCTACTGGCGGAACTACAGGCGGCACTCGTGTCTCCAAAGCAGCCGCACAAGAAGCCCTCACCGCAGCTATCACTGATGCAGGTAAGCCTGTTGACGAAGAGATCATCTCTAAGTTGACTGGTAAAGCAGCACAGTACATTACTAGCCTACTTTCTGACGAAGGTTAATAAGTAATAAACCCTGCTAGGTTCGCCTAGTGGGGTATTTTTGCACCTCCTATAATTGACCTTTGAGTATGTAAACTAGCAGTGATGATTGCTAACTACTACAAAAGGAAACTATAGTGAAAAAGCAAGAACTAGCACTTTTAGTGCAGGACTATGGAGACGCTATTATTACCTATCGTAGCGAACACTCCAGAAAGCTAAAATATAATGTTTGTACCTTAGACTTTACTACTCCGTATATTCAGGGTAAGAAAAATCGAGCTAAAGAAACAGAAGATACTCTTCTCTTCTTCTGCTGGGATACAGATTCTTATAGATTGCTTAGACCTTCTAGCGTATCAAGTGTCGTACCACTGTCATCTATTCTTAAGAATGAAGGCAGACGATAATGAATATACACGAGGCTCCTGAAGCCTATTCCCGTGTAATACATTATGATACAGTAAAAGAAGTACAGATTAGGTTAACAGTCAATACCTTCAGGGGTATTGAGTATTTACATTTGCGCAAATACTATATGGACTTTGATGAAGAGTGGAAGCCAACACCTGAGGGTGTAGCTATGCCGCTTGATCTAAGTAACTCTCGTGAGCTTTTTGCAGGGCTGACAGAGATACTATCACTAGCAGAATCAAAGTCGCTTATTGAGGATAATTTTATGGATTTAATTGACGAAATCTATAAATAGTTCTTGACAAGGATCTGAAAGTTGCGTATAATATCACTTCTTACTTAGGGAAATTATATGCAAAAGTTTTTAGATCGAGCAAGCAAGTTATACTATGAGGGTACTCCACTCCTTTCGGATGAAGAGTTTGACCTCTTAGCTGTAAAACATCACTACAACTCTGTTGGCTACACTGTTACAGATGCGGTTTCGCATACGTATCAGATGTACTCTTTACAGAAATGTTTTGATCTTGCCAAAGCTCCATTAGATATTAACGAATGTATCTGTACTCCTAAGCTAGATGGAGCAGCAGTATCTATCCTATATGTAGACGGAAACCTAGAGTTAGCTTTAACTCGTGGTGACGGCATACAAGGTAGAGATATTACTGATAAGATGAAACACCTAGTACCTACTAAACTCCGTCGAACAGGTCGATTTAAAGACTTATACAATGGTGTTGTGCAGATTACTGGTGAAGTAGTTGCTCCTAGCAGTATTACTAACTCGCGTAACTTCGCTTCGGGGTCGCTTGGTTTGAATGACGTTGAGGAATTCAAAACTCGTCCCTTAGAATTCGTAGCTTATGATGCTTATCCCCATTGCGTTCCTACTTATAGTAACGAAATGAGTATATTAAAGCAGATGGGCTTGAATGTTGTTACTCGATTTGATTGCACAGACTATCCTACTGATGGCGATGTATATCGTCTCATAGATACACGTGATTTCGAGAAGTTAGGATACACTGCTAAACACCCACGGGGTGCTTTCGCTCTCAAAGAGCAGAAAGCGGGTGTCGAAACAACCCTTGTTGATGTAGTGTGGCAACTAGGTAAATCTGGTGTAGTCAGCCCTGTAGCGCTCTTAGAGCCTGTTGTGGTAGGCGATGCAACAGTATCTAGAGCTACATTGCACAACATCCAGTATATACGCGATTTAAACCTAGAGCTAGGATGTAAAGTGGAAATTATACGTTCAGGAGAGATCATACCTCGCGTTGTAAGACGCATAGATTGATTGCTACCTTCGTAAAAATAACTCTTGACAATAATCTTAAAACGCCGTATAATACATATTCAATTTCAGAGGAAAGACCATGACGAAAATCGAAGCCCCAACTACTTGTCCATCTTGTAGCTCAGTCTTAGAAGACGTCAACTTTCTTTTGTATTGTAGAAACGCATCTTGCGGAGCTAAGATCTCAAAATTGATAGCCCATTTTGCTACTAGCCTTAAAATCAAAGGATTAGGCCCAGCTACTATCCAAAAGCTAGACATACAGTCTCTCGAAGAATTGTATGAACTAAGCCTGGAGGAGATCGTAGATGGTCTAGGCTCTGAGAAGCTAGGCGAAAAGCTATACGCTGAGATTCTTCGCTCCACAGATGCACCTCTAAATGTCCTTTTACCGGCATTTAGTATCCCTCTTATCGGGAAATCAGCTTCGGCAAAACTATCGAAGGTCTGCATAGATATAGACGAAATAGACTACGATATGTGTCGTTCTGCTGGTCTCGGTGAGAAGGCTACTGCCAACTTACTTCATTGGCTAGAAATGGAGTTCTTTCAACTGAATATGCTACCCTTCAGTTTCGAGTTTGTAAACAACGTAGTACCCTCAGCCACGCAAGGCGTTGTATGTATCACTGGAAAGCTAGTGAGCTACAAGACTAAAGCAGAAGCACATAAGCTCTTACAGGAGCTTGGTTATGAGGTAAAAACCAGCCTGACCAAGGATGTCACGATTCTGGTAAATGAAAGTGGCGTAGAATCCGCCAAAACTATTAAAGCCAGAAACGCTGGCGTAGAGATTATAACTAACCTAACTGAAATTATTGGAGAATAAAATTATGTCAACTTTACCTAAGTGGACTGACGAGCGTACTGCTCAACTAACTGAATTCGTCGGTGGCGAAAGCCCCGTATCACAAGCTACTGTTGCAGACGCAGCTGTTCAGCTTGAAACATCTACTCGTTCCATCTCAAGCAAATTGCGCAAGATGGGTTTTGACGTAGAATTAGCCTCTGCAGGCGCTGGTAAGTCTTTTACCGATGCTCAAGAAGCTACTCTTTCTGCTTTTGTCACTGACAATAGCGGTTCATACACTTATGCAGATATTGCTGGCCATTTTGAAGATGGTGCTTTCTCTCCTAAGTCAATCCAGGGTAAGATCCTGTCTATGGAACTGACTGGCCATGTTAAGCCTGCTCCTAAAGTAGAAGCTGTACGCACGTACTCTTCTGACGAAGAAGCCACCTTTATCGCTATGGTAAATGCTGGTGCTTTCGTAGAAGCTATCGCTGAAGCAATGGGTCGTCCAATCAACTCTGTTCGTGGTAAGGCTCTTAGCCTCCTGCGTGCTGGTGAGATCAGTGCTATTCCTAAGCAAGAAGTAACTAAAGGCGCTTCAAAAGAAGATCCATTGGCTACCTTGGGTGATCTGAGCACTCAGACTGTTGAAGCTATCGCTGAAGCGATTGGTAAAACTGCTCGTGGTGTTAAGACTATGCTGACTCGTCGTGGCCTCGTTGCTGCTGACTATGATGGCGCAGCTAAGAAAGAAAAAGCTTCTGCTTAATCTAACTTAGTATCAGCTACCGAGTACTCGGTAGTTCCAATGGCAGGCTCTACGGGGTCTGCCATCTTTAATATGAATCGGGAGAATTTCATTGAATATCGCTAGTGCCTTAATTAAACGCACACTTGAGTTACAAGACTTTGAGACTTGGACACAGGTGCATAAGCGTTATTTGCCTAGTGAGTATCACAGTTTGCATTCAATTATTGATAAGCATTCTGAGAAGTTCCATAAGATGCCCTCGATTGAGGATCTTAAACTTGAGATTCGTGATTCTAGTACCCGTGAGAAGCTGTACGCTGTAGAAGCTGTCAAGGCAGATGCAGAACCGTATATGCTCCTTCAGTACTTGAAGAACGAATATACTCAGAAAGAGATCCTAACCTCGCTCGAAGATTATGTCGAAAACAGTGTAGCTTTTGAAGATGCACAAGAATCGGTTGATCACCTTCATCAAATTGTCCTCGACATCGAAGGCAAAGTTGATCTGGAGGAACCACAGGAAAGTATGCAACGTATTGAACTGTTCGAGCCTGAGGAAGATTTAGCTAAGTACATACCACTTGGCCTCAACGAAGAGTACGACCTTGATATTCAATTCTCCCCTAGAGATTTGGTTATGGTAGGTGGTAAACGAGGTGCAGGCAAGTCGGTAATCTGTGCTAACATTGCAAACAATGTTTATGAATCTGGAAAGTCGGCTATCTATTTCACTATTGAGATGGATAGTCGGTCTATCTTGCAACGCTGTTGCGCTATCGCTACTAAAGTACCTTTTTCACGTCTACGCACTAAGAATCTTAGTGTTGCTGAGTGGGAGAAAGTTGCAACATGGTGGGCGAATCGTTTTGTGAATGGGCAAGACCGTTTGAAGGAATATAAAGAACATAGAGATTTTGAGAAGTTTCACTCAGCACTAAAGACAACCTGCGAGATCCTCCCGACTCAACAGTTGAACGTAGTCTATGATCCCTCTCTCACCTTAGCCAAGATTCGAGCCGAGCTTGATAAAAAGGTTAAGGCGATGAATGTCGGAGTCGTTATTGTCGATTATATGAACCAAGTAAGGCGGTCGAACCTTCCATCACGAGGCGGTCAGTACGACTGGACTGAGCAGATCGAAGTAAGTAAAGCATTGAAGTCAATGGCACAAGAATACGATTGTACCGTATTCTCACCATATCAAACAGACGCTAGTGGTGAAGCGCGTTTTGCTAAAGGTATTCTTGATGCGGCTGATGCAGCCTATACTCTTGAGACCTGGGATCACGAAGATGGTTGCATGACCTTCAATTGTGTAAAAATGCGTTCTGCTTCTATGAAGTCCTTCACATCTACAGTAGACTGGGAGTCCTTGAAAATCGGACCCGACACTGCTTTGACACCTAAAGAGAAAGACGATTCTTCCCATAAGACTGGTGAAGACGTTCACGATCTTTAAAATAGTTCTTGACTTTCCTCCTCATATTGCGTATAATTATGTTTAATAAATGGGGAGAAAGCAAATGGCACACACATTCGGTAGTTTACGACACACAACCTCAGGTAGAAGACGCAAGCCTTTACCAAAGAAACGCAATACTTATACACCAAACTTTGCTCCGCTAAAAGAGTCCGACTACTATCGTAGAGATATTATAGAGTATAGCTCCGCTAAAGAATCTGGCTCTGCTACTGAAGTAGTTGACAGATCTGGCTGGGCTGATTCTTGTAGATATACTATTGCGCCTGCATATAACAAAGGTGCGTATCAAGTAATCAGTAGAGAAAATGTAAAGGATATTGGACGATGAGCGAACATAAGAAGCCAGAGGTACTCTGGTGGTTGGACGATGATTTTGATTCAAGCTCTTGGAGCTGGGTAGACGAGACAGAGTTAGAAGAACAAGAGGTAGGGCTAGTAAAATGTGGTAAGTGTAAAAAACTGATGGGATTTCATGTTCCGTCTACAATTCAAATATGCGTAGAATGTAAAATTGGGGTGCAAAAATGAGTAAAGAATTAGTAATAGAAACAGGCAAATGTAAACTACAAAGCTATACGTACCCAGTAAGAATCTATGCAACAGATGCGGGAGCCTATAATAACCACGTCCACGGGGCATACCAAGATTCTATGGGTTGGCAAGCGTGTACATGGAACAAGCATGGGCATTCTACT